AGGCAGAGGCAGTTAATACACCAATACGTTCTACTGACATGAGTACTAATGAAGTTGGCTTAGACCAAAAAGAAATTAAACAATTCTCTTTCTTAAGAGCATTACACGCATTAGCAAATCCACAAGATCGCCAAGCTCAAGAAGCAGCAGCTTTCGAGAGAGAGGTATCTGACGCAGCTTCCAAAAAGTATGAGAAGCCTGCAAACGGTATCTTAGTTCCTAACGAAGTCTTACAAAGAGACTTGACCGTAGGTACTGCAACTGCTGGTGGTAACTTAGTTCCAACAGAATTATTAGCAGGTTCATTTATAGACATTCTTCGTAAAAGAATGGCTGTGATGGCAACGAATCCGACCATGTTGACAGGACTTTCTGGTAATGTGTCAATCCCCCGGATGACCTCAACCTCGACTGCGTATTTCGTTGGTGAATCGGGCGCACCAACAGAAAGTCAGCAAGCTTTCGACCAAGTGAACATGACACCAAAAACAATCGGTGCTTTTGTTGACTACTCAAGAAGATTGCTGCTTCAGTCATCTATAGACGTTGAGACAATGATTAGAGATGACATTGCAAAGGTCATTGCTACTAAGTTAGATAACGCAGCTATCTATGGATCTGGTAGTTCTAACGAGCCATTAGGTATTAAAGATACAACTGGTGTAGGTACATCAACAATTACTTCATTCGGGACATTTGCCGAATATATTGCGCTTGAGACAGACGTTGCAGCAGCAAACGCTGATGTAGCTAATATGTTCTACTTAATCAACGCTTCTGCTAGAGGTGCTTTGAAGTCAACAGAAAAGGCTACAAACACAGGACAGTTTGTGTTTGAGAACAACGAAATTAACGGCTACCCAGCTATTGTTTCTAATCAGCTTGCAAACAACGATGTACTCTTTGGAGACTTCTCACAGTTTGTGATCGGCATGTGGTCTGGTTTAGATCTAACAGTAGATCCATATGCAAACGCAACAAGCGGTAGTGTAAGAATAATTGCATTACAGGATGTTGACTTTGCGGTCAAACAACCAACTGCGTTCTCCTTCGGAACATAATATGAAACTTAAATTGCTAACAGCAACAATGATAGCTGGCACTCCCACGAGTGCTGGCACTATCGTTGATGTTGAAGAGCAAGCTGGTCGGTATTTGATAGGAGTAGAAAAAGCTGAACTCGTTGTTGAGACTTGTGAGGCTCCTACTGCCAGTACAGAACCAGTTAACGAGTCAGAGCCTGCTGATAGTGACGAAGTTGACTTTTCTCAAATGACAAAAGCGCAATTAGAAACTTATGGTCGTGAGCTTGGAATAGAACTCGATAAAAGACAAACTAAAACTGATCTAATTAAAAAATTAGAAAAGTTTATTTCTACACAAAAGGAATCTTAAAATGGCTGTATCCATTCAAAACTTAGAAAATTTAGAAGTTGTAACTGTAAGATCGTTAGCCGGGACAACCGCAAATCATACAAGTGCAGCTACAAGCTTAGTGGACTATGAAGGTGATGTAATGCTAGTTTTAAATGCTACTGCTGGTACTGGTACTGATACTCCAACCCTTACAGTAAGAATAAAACAAAACGACACTTCGGCTGGTTCCTACGATTTTATAACTGGCGCAGAGTTTACACCAGTAACAGATACAGCATCAGTACAAAAACTTGTTTTAAATAGTAATGAAATTAAAAGATTTATAAAAATAAATGCACAAGTTAGTGGGACTAATCCATCTTTCTCATACAGTGTGAATCTTGTTGCCTGTAAAAAATATGGTTAGATTTATTCTTAATCTTTTAATATTTTTCTCATGGCATTTACTGAAGATTTAGATGTATTCTTGTCGGATTTTGGTCAGGCTGTAATTCGTGATGGAGTTCCGTATAAAGGTATTTTAGAACAGCCAGATGAGATAGTCGCTGATGGTTTGGTAATGACTACTGATTATGAGCTTACTGGCAAAACAAGTGAGTTAGGTTCATTAGTTTTTGATGACATTATTTCTGTTGATGGAGACAATTACAAGGTAAGACAAGCCAGAAAAATAGATGATGGCAAATTTTGTACAGTATCATTAAATAAATTATAGAAATGGCAAGTAAAAGAGAACAGATATTAGCAGCATTAAAAACTACACTTGCAGGTACAACAGGAGTATCTACAAGAATATATAGATCACGAATAGAACCTATTACTAATGGCGAGTCACCTGCTATTGTAATAGAACCAATTACAGATGAGCCATCAACTAATAACTCAAGCTATTTAAAAATAGATTGGACATTACGAGTCCGTATTGTGGTTATTATTAGAGGAACTGTTCCTGATAGCGTAGGAGATCCAACTGTAGAAAGTTTATTTACTAAGGTTCTTACAGATCCTACGGTTGGCGGTCTTGCAAAAGATATAAGACCAGCAACCCAAACTTTCGAGGTATTAGAAGCAGACACACCTGCTGGATTAATAACTTGTGAGTTTGAAATTGATTACCGAACTTCATATAACAGTTTAAGCACATGAATTATAATAGGATCGTACCCTAACAACCCTAAAGGTTTAATATGGAAAATGAAATCCCAAATGAGGGCGGTACTTACATCCTCGATCCCAAAACTGGCAAAGCAAAGCTAGTACAACAAACTTTACAAGCTGAACCACCTAAAGAGGTAACAACTGATGGCACAACTGACAAGAAAAAGAGTAATTCTGATTGAAGCAGAAAGCTCATATGGAACTGATCCTAACCCTTCGGGTACAGATGTAGTTTTAGTAACTGATTTAAGCATTACACCGCAATCCAGTGATGTTGTTAATAGAGATGTCGTTAGACCTTTTCTAGGAGCATCTGAACAGCTATTAGCAAACACTAAAGTTGAATGTACATTTACAGTAGAACTTGCTGGATCTGGAACTGCTGGAACTGCTCCTAGATATGGTAGTGCGCTAAAAGCTTGTGGTTTATCTGAAACAGTTGTAAGCAGTACATCTGTTACATATGCCCCTGTTTCAAGCAGTTTTTCTTCAGTTACTATTCACTACAACGTAGATGGTGTAAGGCATAAAGTAACAGGTTGTCGAGGAACTTTTGAGTTAAGTGCAGAAGTAGGTGCGATACCAACTATCAACTTTACTTTCACTGGAATATATAATGCTCCAACTGACACTGCGCTGCCTACTGTTACTTATGGTAATCAAGCGACACCTTTAATATTTAAAAATGGCAATACAAGTGGCTTCTCATTATTGTCATATTCTGGTGCTTTGATGAGTATCAGTATGGATTTAGGAGTAACAACGGTTTATAGAGAACTTGTTGGTGGTACAAAAGAAGTGCTTATTACTGATAGAGCTAGTAGTGGAAGCGTGACAATAGAAGCACCTACTATTGCACAGAAGGATTATTTTACTGCTGCATTATCAGACTCATCGTTAGGCAATTTAGCCTTCTTGCATGGAACTTCAGCAGGTAATAGAGTTCAATTAACAAGCAGTAAAGTGGATATTGGTGATGTGGCTTATGGTGAGGCTGATGGAGTGGCAATGCTTGAAATTCCATACACGCTTGTTCCAACAGCAGCTAATAATGAGTTAAGTTTAGTCTTTACTTAATAAGTATTGACTACTAAGGTAGAGTAAAGAAGTATATATTTTGATTTATGGCATTTGTTCGTAAAAAGACTAAGGTTTATTCTTGGCCTGTTGAAATCTCAAAACCTAGCGAGACTAAAGTAGGCGAATTTGATAAAACAAGTTTTACTGGTAAATTTATACGTTTATCAAGAAAAGAACTTGATAAATTTGAATCCGCAACAGAGTTTGAAGCACTTAAAAAAGTTCTTGTGGGTTGGATTGATATAAACGAAGAGGATGGCACACCTGTAGAGTTTAATGATAAAACTCTAAAAGAATTTGCGGAAGATATTGATTTTGTTGCTGGAGTGCTTGATGCTTTTAAAAAATTCTATGCTAATGCACAAATGGGAAACTAACTGATGCTGCCTTGTATTGGGCTTCGGGTGGCAAACAAGTAATAGATGAAACACAAAAAGATGCTGCTGCATTTGGTGTAGAAATCGAGAAGCAACCAGAGGTGAGTAATGATTTTGAGGTTTTTCAAGAGAATTGGGATATTGTTATGATGTTTTTAAGATGTCAAACACAATGGGATATGTCATTTGGAGGTGTTGTAGGATTAAAGTATGAAATATTATTACTTGATGGAGGACTGTTTGACCTCTATCATGTAGATAACCGACAGGAGATGCTAGAGGGCTTACAACTTATGGAATCTGTTGCTCTTAGAGAAATTAATAAGGAGAAGAAATAGTTGTGGCTAAAGATATAAATATAACAACAATAGAATTAAAATTAAAAGGTTTTGATAAATTAAAATTTGTAGGTCAAACTTTTGAAAAATTAAATAAAAGTCTTAGCTTTACCCCAGCACAATTAAATGCAACAATAAAATCAGTAACAAATTTTGACAAAAGATTTAAAGATGCGAATGGTACTGCGACAAGAAGTGTAAATGTATATAAACAACAAATAGCAGCATTAAAAGAATTACAGGCTAATGTAGCTATTGGTGGAAAAGCATATAAAGCATTTGGAGCAGAAGCTAAAAGGTTAAAAGCAGAGTTAGAAGCACTTACAAAGACGCAAAAGAAACAAAAGGGTTTCTTTTCTGGAATAGGAAAAGGTTTTAAAGCTGGAGGTGCTACTGCTTTAACTGGTGCTGTTGGTAGATTTTTACCTGCTGGGGCGCAGATAGGAGGCGCAGCAGGTTTTGCAAAGACAGGTACTATTGGGGGTGCTGTAGCTGGTGCTGGAATTGGTCTTGCTGTTGAAGGTGTTGCTGCTGGGGTTGGTTATGCAAAAGAAGCTGCTGTATATGCTTCTGAAATTGAAAAGCTACGGATTGCATTAAAAGGTGTAACTAAAGACCAAGAAACTTTTGAAAAAGGTCTTGCTGTTATTTCAGAAACATCTAAAAAATTAAATGTACCAATAGCAGCATCCACCAGACAATTTACAACATTGTCTGCGTCTGTTCTTGGTGCTGGTGGAACTATAGAAGATGCTGAGACAGTATTTACTGGTGTATCAAATGCTATTAAAGCAACTGGTGGTAACGCAGAAGACGTACAATCTGCTATACGAGCCATGTCGCAGATCTTTGGTAAAGGTAAGGTATCTGCGGAAGAACTACAGGGTCAGTTAGGTGAAAGACTAGCTGGTGCTGTTGTCAAATTCGCTGAAGCTAATGGTAGTAGTTTGCAGAAACTACAAAAAGACTTGAGAGATGGAACTGTTGGTCTGGATCAAGTTATAACATTTGCTCAAAAATTAAATGTAGATTTTGCAGATACAGCAGAAAAAGTAGCAAATTCATCTGCTGATGCAGGGCAAAGATTAAAAGTACAGATGGATAATTTGAAACTTGCAGTGGGTGAGGCGGTATTACCTATAGGTGCTGCTTTCCAACAAATGTTTGCTGATATTAGTAAAGGGCTAAGTGAGAATAAAGAAGCTCTTGATGCTTTAGGAGCTACATTTAGATTTATAGGTGGGTTTGCGTTTGCTACTGTTGCTGCTGTTAGATTTCTTATAAGATCTTTGGCTGATTTAGTAAAAATTACATACCAAGTGAGTCAACTTGATTTTAAAGGGGCATTACAAACAGCAACTAAAGGACTTAAAGATACAGCAGAAAACGCAGCACAAGATGTAGATGCGATCTTTAATAAAATAGATATTTTTAGTACTAAGCAAAATAAGAAACCGGTTGAATTACCAGCGACTTATAAAGTTATGGGTGTTACCTATGACGCAAAAACTGGAGCAGCTATTACAAAACCAAAGGGTCTAGCTACGTTAACAGGAGATAAGGATAAAAATGAAATAGCGAAAATAAGTGCAGGTGCAAAATTACTTCAGCAACAAAAAAGATTATTAGAATTAAAAGCAATAGAAGATAAATTTGAAAAACAAATAGCAAAACGTAGACAAGAAGCTGATATTGAAAGAGAAAAAATTAAGAAAATGACGGTAGGTGTAGATGAAAAAGGGTTTGACACTGAGGAACAAAGAGTAATGGCATTAGCTAATAATGAAAAATTATTACAGCAAGATTTAGCGAAAATTGAATTAGCTAAAGCAGAAGCACAAAGCAAAAAAGAATTAGCTAATGCAAAGATATTATTTGAACTTGGTGAAATAAACGAAAAAGAATATGAAAACTTAGAGATAAAAGCTTTGGCATTGGATAAATTTAAACAGCTTGGTGGAGAGGGTAATCAGTTTAATTTGACATTAGAAAGAATACAAGAATTATTAACTGGAGTAAAAACTAAAACCGATACTTTTGCAGATGGATTTAAAAAAGTATTTGACGCAGCAACCGATCTTAAAGAAAATATAAGCAATTTAGCAGTACAAGGTATTGATAAATTAGGAGATGCCTTTGCTGATTTTGTTGTTACTGGAAAAGCAAGTTTTAAAGAACTTGCAGCTTCTATTTTGGCTGATTTAGGTCGTATGATTGCTAAAGCGTTATTCTTTAGAGCTATTGCAAAATTCGTTCCCGGTTTAGGTAAGCTTATAGGTCTTGAGGATGGTGGGGTTGTTAAGAAAGGAAAAATTGTACCAAGTGCTACAGGTAATGTATTTGCTAAAAATAAAATTGTTCCTTATGCCAAAGGTGGGATTGTTGATAAGCCAACAATATTTCCAATGGCAAAAGGTATGGGGTTAATGGGGGAAGCAGGTGCGGAGGGAGTACTTCCGTTGAAGCGTGGTAAAGATGGAAAACTTGGTGTTATATCTCAAGGTGGTGGGGTTAATAATGTTACTGTGAATGTAGATGCTTCTGGTTCTTCTATAGAAGGTGATTCTGGCCAAGCCGAACAATTGGGTCGAGCAATATCAGAAGCTATACAAACAGAATTAGTACAACAAAAAAGACCGGGAGGTTTATTGTATAACTGATGTCTACTAATTTTCCTTTAAATTCTCAAAGTGCTACCTTCCAAAATCCTGATTTTGGTTTAACAAAGCAAAACAAGCCAAATACTAGGATTGTAAAATTTGGTGATGGTTATGAGCATCGAGTTTCGTTCGGATTGAATCAAAACCCAAAAACATTTAATTTAACATTTAAAAATCTTAGTGAGGCTGATGCTGATATACTTACTAATTTTTTTGATGCAAGAGCCGTTGATGGGGATAGTATTAATTACACTGTACCAACAGAAAGTTCTGCTATGAAATTTGTTGTTGAAGGTGGATATACAAAAACAGTTAATTTTGCAAATTTAGCAACTGTTAAGGTTACATTTAGACAAGTATTTGAGCCATAATGCCAGTACCAGTATCTAGTTTACAATCTGTAAATCCAAGCCCAATAATAGAATTATTTGAGCTTACATTAGATCCTGTACTGCATGTAAATCCAAATGGAACTACTACTATTCAAGACCCTGATGGTAATAATATATCAACGATAAGATTTCATAACAACACAAAAGATAAAACAACTCAAGCTAGTATTGTTTGGAATGGAAACACATATTACAGGATGCCTATTGAAGCTACTGGTTTTAAATATGATCCTAAACAGTTGCCAAGACCTAAATTAACTATTAGTAATTTGGCAATTATCGCTTTAAATATTGGTAATATGTCTAATGTTTTAAATGCAGTAAATCAAGTAACTTTTGCTAATGATTTAGTAGGTGCAACATTAAAAAGAAGAAGAACACTTGCTGAATTTTTATTAAGTCAGAATTTTACAGGGGGCAGTAATCCATATGGAACACCAGATAATACACAAGAATTTCCTATCGAGGAATTTAAAATAGCTAGAAAATCACTTGAGACAAGAAATGTAGTATCTTTTGACTTAGCTGCTGCAATAGATAATTTTAATGTAAACCTACCAAAACGACAGTTCTTGCCCGGAGAATTTCCCGGTATTGGAGATTTTTATAATTGATTTACTGGAAAAAAAAAGTAATTGAGGATGCTCTAAAAGAAAGCCCAAAAGAAATCTGTGGTTTATTAGTAAATGTTAAAGGAAAGCTAGTTTATAAAAAATGCAAAAATTTAGCACGGATACCGACAGATCAATTTATTTTAAGTCCAAGCGATTATGCAGCTATAGAAGATAAATATGGTAATGATGCGATAGAAGGTATAGTTCATTCACATCCGAATACAAGTGCTTATGCTAGTCAAGCAGATCAAGTATCAGCAGCAAGAACTAATAAACATTGGTATATTGTTAATCCACATACTGAGGAATGGTATGATTTTTTTCCTAAAGAATATAAGCAATCTTTATTAGGTAGACCTTGGACTTGGGAATACACAAACTGCTGGCAGCTTGTAAGAGAATTTTATAAAGCAGAATTAAATATTAATCTAATTGATTTTGAAAAACCTGATGACCCAGAGCATTTTGCTTTTAATCCAATATTTGAAGATTGTTATGAAAAAGGTGGTTTTAGGGCATTAGATGATGATGAGCCAATGAAATTATATGATTGTCCATTAATGAATTTTTCTGGTGATGGCTTAAATCACATTGCAGTTTTATGTGAAAATAATATGTTGCTACATCACCCACAAGGCAGATTATCTTGTAAAGAAGAGTACAATAGGTATTATAGAAGCATTACAGGCAAGATTATTAGGTATGTTGGATTGTCCTCGTAAAATTAAATTATATGGAGATTTGGCAGACTTTGTTGGTGTAAAAGAGATTGAATCTGAGGTACATACAATAGCAGGTGCTGTGAAATGTTTAATTGGTAATTATCCGCAGGTAGAAAATTATATGATGGATAAATATTACAAAGTTATAGTAAATGAAAAACCAAGAACATTAGAAGAATTACATTTTCCTACAGGTCAATATGATATAAAAATTGTACCTGTAATTAGTGGTCAAGGAAGAGGACTTGGATCTATTTTGTTTGGTGCTGCTTTAATTTTTGGAGGATTTATGTTTACTCCTCTAACTTTTGGAAACTTTGGCTCTACAACTCTTTTTGCAGTTGGTCAAGGTGGACTTGGTAAGGCAGCAGTTTATTTGGGTAGTGCTTTAGTGCTTGGTGGTGTGTCTCAAATGCTTACTCCAGTTCCAGACGCACCATCAGAAGAAACACCAAATAGCTTTCAATTTAACACCCCTATAAATACAAGTATTGCTGGACTGCCAGTACCAATTTTATTTGGAGAACGAATTGTTGGATCTGTGGTTATTTCAGCAGGTATAAACGTAATTAGAAATTAATGGAAGAAAAAGATTTAGATATTATTAGTGGTAGTAAAAAAGGTGGCGGTAGTCCACCATCAACTGCTGATGACAATTTAGATAGTTTAGCTACCGCAAAAATATTAGATGCTATATGCGAAGGAAGAATAGAGGGTTTTCCTTCGCCAAGAGATGCAGATCCACCTATTGCTTTTGGTGCTACAAATTATAACAAATTGGCACTTAAAGATATTTATCTTGATGATACTCCGATTGTAGACGAGGGGGCTGTGTTAAATAATGATGGAGAATTTGATGATGACGATAAAAATTACGATGGAATTGTTATAGATTCAAGAGTTGGGACAAATAATCAAAATACTATGGGTGGTTTTAGAGCCACAAGAGAGGAAGTGACAGTTAATAGTGGGAATATTTTAAAAAGTGATCCAAATGTAGGCGTTTCAAGAGATTTTTCTATTTCAAGTTTTCCTGATGCTAGTCAGATTAGAGTAATAATAAATGTACCAGCATTACAAAGATTTACTGATAAGGGGGACATTTTAGGTAACAATGTATTTTTTAGAATTGAATATAAAATTGATGGTGGTGCTAATCCAAATACTGAATTTGTTAGTGCTTTTCCTAATAATCAACCTCCACAGGATGGTGCCTCATTAGGAGATGTTGGTGTAGGTGGAAGAACAGGAGATCCTTACCAAAGGCAGTTTGCTTTTAACGTTCCAAGTAACTATGCAGGGGCAACTACTTTTAACCTTAGAGTAAGAAGAGTAAGTGACAATCCTACGACAAGATCTCAAAGTGATATTCAATGGTTTTCTTATCAGATTATAACTTTTGACAATAGGCCGTATCCAAATACTGCTTTAGTTGGATTTAGCGTATCAAGTGAAAGCTTTAGTTCTATTCCAAGGCGTTATTACCGTCTTAGAGGACTTAGAGTTGCAGTGCCAAAAGGAGTTTATACAGACAATCAAAACCCTACTGATGCACAAAGACCCGGAAGACTTGTATATAATTCTTCTGCAACTTGGGCTGGGGGGACATCATTAAATGCAAATGGAGGTTTAAGGAGTACATGGCAAAGACTTTATACAAATGATCCAGCATTTTGCCTTTATGATTTACTTACTAATACTCGTTATGGGTTGTCAATTCCAGAATCATCACTTGATGAATATAGTTTTTGGAATATAAGTCAATATAATAATGAACTTGTTAGTAATCAACGTAATAGTGGTGGTACTAAGTCAGGAACTTTCGCCTATCTTGCAACTGCTACTTTTACTATAGTAACTATTACGAGTGGGGATCATAATTACCAAACAGGAGATTTGATTAGTATCACATTTACTGGCACTAACAATTCATCACCTGCACCTGAAAATACTGCTGTTATTTTTAAAATAATAAGATTAAATAGAAAAAGTTTTCGTGTAGATAAGGTTACTCCTAATTCATCTGCTATAAATGGGAACTGTACTTTTTTTGAAGTAGGGCAAGAAGCAAGATTTTCATTTAACGAATTAATAAATAGAGAATTTAAGGCATACGATTTAGTTAACGCTATTTGTAGCAATATGCGTGTAATGCCATATTGGTCTGCTGGAACGTTATTCCTTTCTCAAGACAAACCAGCACCACAAGTCAACGGAGGTACTTACAACAAAGATGAGGATGTTTTGCCAGCTTATATTTTTACACAAGCAAATGTAGTTGAAGGTAACTTTACTTATGAAGGAAGTGATGTCAAAACTAGAGCAACATTAGTAATAGCAAAATATTATGATAATAATCAAAGAAAAATATCTTATGTACAGTTTCCCGATGAGAGTGTAATTGCAAATACCACAATAGGCGATGTTACAGCTACTCAAAATGCTGGTGGAGATATAGCCATTGCAAAGTACGGTATATTAAAAAAACAGATACAGGCTTATGGCTGCACAAGCTCTGGTCAAGCTTATAGATTAGCTAAGTGGACAAGAGAAAGTCAGCAATTACTTACTGAAACAGTTACATTTACTGTTTCTATTGATACAGGAGTAATCGTAAGACCGGGTCAAGTAATTGCTATTAACGACCAAGTAAAAACCGGCTCAAGAAGAGGTGGAAGAATATTTGGTGTTACTGGAATGAACAAAATAACAGTTGATGATGCAAGTGTGTCAAACTTACCTGCAAATTCTGTTAACTATACAAGAACTCTTAATGTATTAATGCCAGATGGCAGTGTAAGTAAAAAAACCGTATCTGACATAACTGGAGGAGTTATTACTACTAGCCTTAATTTTCAACTTGCAGATGGAACACATGCAGCACCTAACGTCATGTCTACTTGGATTCTTGAGACTTCTGGTAGTACTGATGATGCACATAACTTACAAAATCAACTTTATAGAGTTTTAGTAGTAACTGAAGAGGAAAAATTTAAGTATAAAATTACTGCTCTTTTATATAATCATACAATTTACTCTGCTGTTGAAACTGGTTCTGAAGTTACTTTTAGAGATGCAACTAATATTGATGTAAAACCAAAAAGAACTGCTGCTGCAACAATAACTGAAAGGCTATATAAACAGTCAATAAATCAAAATGATATAAATTCAAATAAAGTTGTAATTAGATCAAAACTAATTATACAATGGAAACAAGTTGAAGGAGTAAATAAATTTTTATTAAGAATAAATAAAGATGGCACTGAAAAAAAAGAAGAAGTTCAAGGTTTAAGTTTTGATATTTTAAATGTAAGTCCAGATAATAGATATGAAATAAAAATATTTTCTATAGGCTCAACAAGCGGAAAATTATCAGGTCTAGGAAGAGATGCTAGAAATACAGTTGATAATAAAATTGGTATAACTACTGTTGGAAAAACTGAACCGCCAAATGATGTAACAAATTTCACAGTTACAGCAAATGGTACAACACAGCCTAATGTAGCCTCATTTGATGAAAATAATCCTAATCCTGATTTTAGTAACGGTAATAATGCAAACCCACAAGTTGAATTTAAAGATTTAGACCTTGCTTTTTATGAAATACATAAGTTAAGTGCGACACAAATTAACCAAGGGGCTGGGACTACAGCACAAATAAATGCTTTATTTGGCACACAAGGTTCAACTTTTGTTGGGAGAATAACTGCACCAGATTTAATAACAAAAGATTTCTTAACCGAAAATCATACATATTATATAAAGGCTAGAGACACAGGTGGAAGGTATAGCTTAAATGCAACTTCAGCAGCTTTTACTTATATAGCACCCTCGGCTCCAAGAAGTCGTACAGGTTTTCCAAAGTTAAAAAATGGAATAATTACTATAAAATGGCTACCACCTCAAACTATCGGATCTTACGGGATAAAACATTATGTAATTACAGATGGATCTGATAATAACATTGAAGTAGAAAGTGATGTAAATAATTACGAGGTTCCTTTAAATTTTATAGGTACAAAAACTTTTAAAATAAAAGCAGTTAATTTTGCAAATGACACAACTGCACCAGAGCTTATTTATACATTTACAGTTCCAGAACCAGCTTTTGCAGTTGGAGCGGAAATAAAACATAACATAACATTAGACAATATAGTTTTAAAATGGCCTAAAGTACCAAATGTGGCAAATATGCCATCAGTTATTGGTTATAAAGTAACTACAAGCTATGAAGATTCACAAGTTAACGGAGAAGATAATATTTTCCCTGTAATTGTTAAAGATACTAATGTAAAAATTCCTATAACCGCAGCAAATTTAAACAAAACAGGAACGGCTGTATCATCAAATAGAACTTTTACTGTTAATCCTGTTTATCAAAGAGCAGATTTTCCAGATGAAGGAATTATTTCTAGTTCACAATTATCTAAAACGATAACATTTTCAAGGCCAGCAGCACCTTCATTTAAAAATCCAGCTTTTATCTTTACACAAGATCAAGTCAGGCTCAGGTGGGATGAAGTTAATGGTACATTTAAAACTATCAAGTATGGAATTTTTGATAATTTAGATACTTTACTTTTTGAAACTGATGCCACTGCAATAACGATTGATTTAGATTTTGCTGAAAATAATGAAAATATGAGCAAAACTTTCAAAATTGCTGCTTTTGATTCTGCTTATGTTAATGAAACCAGTCAAAATGTAAAAGATAGGTTTAGAGGTCTTTTTGCATCACAGACAGTCACAGTAACACCATTAGATCCGCCTAGTGCTACTACTCCCTCATATGTATTAGGGAGCGAAGGTGGACAGGGATTTGTCACTATAAGCTATACAAAACCTATAAGAACAAATACGGCAAATTTAGGAATAAAAGATTATAAAATCACTAGGTCAACATCTAACACTTTTAATGGTATTACAGATGGAAATACAGATTTAGTAGTGTTTACTAACTCACAGGCATTTAAAGAAGAAGTAAGTTGGAAAGTTGATGACGGACAAAGATATTATTATGTGCAGACTAGAGATATAAACGATAATTTATCAACAACTGCATTACAGATATTTGCAGAAATTGATAAACCTTTTTTAGTAAGAACATCACTTACAGGTGCAACAGAAGTTATTGATAATAATGTTCTATTACGTTGGAGAGAACCTAGAGTTCTTGAAAAACAGTTAAAAATTGCAAGTTATGAAATTAGAAAACATGATGAAGATGCCAATGATCCAACCGACTTTGCTTCTGGAACTTTAATAGGAAGAGTTGATGGTGTATTTAATGTTGTATTTGAACAAGCTGCTGGTATTTACACCTACATGATCGCTGCTGTTGATACTGCTGGAAATATAGGTACAGCACTTGCAACTACACAAAACGTGGCACAACCACCTGATTTTGTATTAAATGATAATTTCTTTTCTAACTTCACAACAAGTCCAGCAAAAGTTTTAAGTAATACGTTAAGTAATTGTTTTGTGAATGATGGTATTGCTTATATTCCAGCTAATACAACAGAAACTTGGAAACAACATTTTATTGGTACAGGATCAGAGTCAAGTCCACAATTTAATACTATGACAGCTTTGATAACTGCTAACCCTACAAATTTAAACTATTTAGAACCAGCACCTTCTACTGGTTTTTACGAAGAAGTTTACGATTATGGGACTAATTTAGCTTCAACAAAAATTACAGCTACGCAAGGTGGTAGTGGCTTTGGTTCTGGAACCCTTGAAAAACAAGGTTTTATTGAAATTGCAACAGGTGAGAATGGATCATTTACAACAGATGGAGCAGACAATATACAAACAGGTAATTCTTTCTTTAGATTTGGCGTAAACTTCAGAAGGGTAAAATATAGAACTATTGTTAATTCTACAGATGGAAGGTATAGAAAAATTAAATCATTAAATTTAAAGCTAGATACAAAAATTCTTAATGATACTGGTAAGGGGGATGTTGCATCTCCAATATCATCAAGTGCTACATATTCTCAGGTAAATTCCACAACCTTTACTTGTACTGATAACCAACCTCATGGTTTAGAGACAGGTTGCTTTGTCACGATAGTAGTTGTTAATGGAAGTGGTGGTTTGTTTCTTAGTAGTTCCACTCAACATCAAATTACAAAAATAAATGATAATACTTTCACTGTTGAAGGATCAGGCAGTGGTTCAACTTCTGGATCTCTTACCTATGAAACCACTGGAACTCCTGTTTACTTCAATGTTGATTTTGTTGATGTACAGGGCATAAACGTAACTCCAAACACAACAACGCCAGTTTTAGCTGTAGTTGATTTCAAAGACATTCCTAATCCTAAATCTTTCCAGGTGTTATTTTTCAACCCTACAAATGGTCAATCTATTGTAACTGGTGCGTTTACTTGGCAATGCCGTGGAACGTAGTATTATTAAAGAAAAAACGAAATGGCTGTAGATTTTAATGAACCCACAGTAGATACAACATATACTGCGTTTCCGACTCAGATAATAGAAAATATTGATGCGGCTTTACAACAGTTAT